AGTTTAGGTGTCGCAAGTGAGTTTGTAGGCAAGGAACAACTATGATTGCTTGGCTAAAAGAACAATTTAATAAAACTCCCGAAGAAATTCGGGAGATAATCAAGTTAACTTGGGAGTATAAAGAATGAAAATGAAGACAGTAATGGAGCATCAGTTTAGTGAAGTACCAAAGGCGACTATAGAAAGGTCGTCTTTTGACCGTTCACACGGTGTAAAAACAACATTTGATGCAGGATATTTAATTCCAGTACTTTGTGATGAAGCCCTTCCGGGTGATAGTTTTAATGTTAATTTGACAGCGTTTGCCCGTATGGCAACACCAATATTCCCAATTATGGACAATGTTTATATGGACACGCATTTCTTTGCTGTTCCTGTAAGATTAATTTGGGATAACTGGAAAAAATTTAATGGTGAGCAAGCTGATCCGGGAGATTCAATAGATTACACAGTCCCAACAATGACTGCACCAGGTGCAGGTTATAGTAATCAAACATTACACGATTATTTTGGTATTCCAACACAAGTAGGTAATTTAGAGCATAATTCTTTATGGCATAGGAGTTACAACTTGGTCTGGAATGAGTGGTTCCGCGACCAAAACTTGCAAGATTCAGTACATGTAGATAAAGGTGATGGCCCAGATACATATACAAACTATGAATTATTAAAAAGAGGTAAAAGACACGATTATTTCACATCGTGTTTACCTTGGCCACAAAAAGGTGATGCTGTAGAGTTACCATTAGGTACGTATGCACCAGTTGCAATGGACGGCCCAACAAGTTACCCTGGTGGTCGTGCAAATATTTTAGATATTTCAACTGGCAGTCAATATGACCTTGTTGCTGATGGTTCTACAAGTGATAGGGTAGTAGCAACAAATGTAGTAGGTTCTACTGATGCATATACATTAAAAGCAGATTTATCTGCTGCAACTGCAGCTACTATTAATCAATTAAGAGAAGCTTTTCAAATTCAAAGGTTAGTTGAAAAGGATGCAAGAACAGGCACCAGATATACAGAAATTGTTAAAGCGCATTTCGGAGTTACAAGCCCAGATGCAAGATTGCAAAGACCAGAATACCTTGGCGGCGGTAGCACGCCAGTCAATGTTACACCGATTGAACAAACTAGTTCAACGGACGCAACAAGCCCGCAGGGTAATTTAGCGGCAATGGCAACGGCTTCGATAACAAACCACGGTTTTACGAAGTCATTTACAGAACATTGTGTAATTCTAGGTTTAGTTTCAGTAAGAGCAGACCTGACATATCAACAAGGGTTGAATCGTTGCTTTAGTCGTCAAACAAGATACGATTTTTATTGGCCAGCTTTGTCGCATATTGGCGAACAAGCGGTACTTAATAAAGAAATTTATGCACAAGGTACAAGTGCAGATGATGACGTATTTGGTTATCAAGAAAGATATGCAGAATATAGATACAAGCCGTCAATGATTACGGGTAAATTCCGTAGTAATGACGCCCAGTCGTTGGATGCCTGGCACTTATCTCAGGAGTTCTCCTCACTACCTGGGTTAAATTCAACCTTCATTGAGGAAAACCCTCCTCTTGACAGAGTCATTGCTGTGCCTTCAGAGCCGCATTTCATATTTGACTCTTATATCTCGATGAAGTGTGCCAGACCTATGCCGGTATATAGTGTACCGGGTAAGATTGACCATTTCTAGTTATGGCATTTTTAGATTTATTAACGCCCTTTGCACCATTATTAGGTAGTGTTGTTCAGGGCGTATTTGGACAAAGACAAGCATCTAAACAAATGGCATTTCAAGAAAGAATGTCAAACACAGCAGTTCAAAGACAAATATCAGATTTAAAGGCTGCAGGTGTAAACCCAATGTTAGCAAGTTCCTTAGGTGGCGCAAGTAGTCCAGTAGGAACACAAGCACCAACACCTGATTTTGGTAGTTCTGCTATTCAGCTAAAAAGATTAAATCAAGAATTAAAAAACTTAAAAGCGCAAGAAAATAAAACTAAAGCAGAAACACAAGTAATTAAAAAAGGTGTGGTATCTAAGGCAGTTGGTACAGATGTTACAGATATGGTTGAAAAAATAATAAAAGAAAAAAGTAATTCTGCTAGAGATATTATTAAAAAAGAAAATCAGATTAAAGAATTACGTAAACAAGATATTAAAAAAGGCATATGGCTTTAAGGAGAAAATATGGCAAATAAAGAAAAAGTAGACGGCGTTCCATTTAGAACGGCTTATGGACAAAAGTTAAAGGTTGCAATCGCAACTGGTGATGGTTTAACGGAACAGAATCATAAAGATGAGACAGACATAAATAATATCGTACGAAAGTACAACAAGACTGGACTAATAGACCATCTTAACCAGTTCGAAAAACAATACGGTGATATGACAGGATATGATTATCAAGACGCTATGAATACAGTAGCGGCTGCAAATACAATGTTCGAGGGATTACCGAGTGCAATTAGAAATAAATTTGACAATGACCCAGCAAAATTCATTAATTTTGTAGATGATGAAGCAAATGCAGACAAACTTGTCGAAATGGGTTTGGCTAAGCCAAAAGTGTCTACACCTGTAGATGAAGGCTCGAAAGAGCCTGTGGAAGCCGTTAAAACGGCTGAAACGGAAGTGAAAACCGAAGGTTGAACGAGTTATGCACAGTTACTTACTTGATGTAACTGTGCTGACTGACACCAGTCAGTCTGAATTTCGACCGTTTAGGGAGAAAGAATAGTTAGTTATGAGCGTAGCGATAATAAAAAAAATTATATGGGGATTGATTAAATCCACATTAATACCATTCATATTAAATAATATGGATAAATGGACGACAGTCCTAAATGAAAAATTACAAGATAAATTGGAGAAATTAAAAAATGGTTAGAGCAAAGCGTTTACCTAGAGAAACATCACAAAAAATGTTTACAAGAAGTGCGAGCCGCACTCATTACAAAAATATACAAGACCGACCAATGAGGGGCGGTATTAGACTATAGGGAGGAGTCAATGCCTTGCTATCATCCATTGCAAGGTTATAGAGCAAGAGGAGGAAAACATATAGTCTTTAATCCAAAAGATGGATGGATAGACCAAAAGGTAACAGTACCTTGCGGTCAATGTGTAGGGTGTAGACTAGAAAGATCTAGGCAATGGGCTATGAGATGTATGCACGAAGCGTCCCTATATGAAGATAATTGCTTTATAACCCTTACATATAATAACGACCATTTACCAAAAGATGGTTCGTTACATAAAGAGCATTTTCAAAAATTTATGAAAAGGCTTAGAAAAAAATACCAAAATAAAACAATAAGGTTTTATCATTGCGGAGAATATGGTGAAAAGTATCGTCGTCCGCATTATCATGCTATTTTGTTTAATCATGATTTTGGGGATAAAAAGTTATTTAAAACGGAAAAAGAGATACGACTATATACTTCAAAAGAATTGGAAGAACTCTGGCCGTATGGTTTTAATACTATCGGCGATGTTACTTTTGAAAGTGCTGCTTATACTGCTCGTTACATAATGAAAAAACAAACGGGCAGAAACGCAGAAAAACATTATGAAAATGTCGATATCGAAACAGGTGAAATTATAAAAATATTACCTGAATATAATACGATGTCCAGAAGACCTGGCATCGGAACCGAATGGTTTAAAAAATATAATAAAGATGTATATCCGAAAGATTTTGTAACAATACGCGGAAAAAAGTTGAAACCGCCAAAATTTTATGATAGGATGTATGAACATCAATATCCAGAAGACTTTGAAAAAATAAAAGATAAGCGAGTGGAATTGATGAATAAGAACTGGAAGGATAATACTCCTGACAGACTTAGACAAAAGGAGATTGTGAAAAAAGCACAATTAGATAAGTTAAAACGTAACCTAGAGGAGGTTTAAAAATGATAGTAAAAATATTTAGTATTTATGATAGTAAAGCAGAGGCATATAATAGCCCGTTTTATATGCAAACACAAAGTTTAGCAATTAGAGCCTTTACAGATGAGGCTAATAATGAAAGTTCACAAATAGGTAAACATCCAGCGGATTTTACTTTATTTTATATGGGTGAATATGACGACCATACGGCGTCATTCAACCTAGAAGACACAAAGATTAGTTTAGGTGTCGCGTCAGAGTTTGTAGGCAAGGAACAGTTATGATTTCTTGGTTCAAAGAACAATTTAAAAAAACTCCCGAAGAAATTCGGGAGATTATCAAGTTAACTTGGGAGTATAAAGAATGAAAATGAAAACAGTTATGGAGCATCAGTTTAGTGAAGTACCAAAGGCGACTATTGAGAGGTCGTCTTTTGACCGTTCACATGGTGTTAAAACAACGTTTGATGCAGGTTATTTAGTACCTATTTTAGTAGATGAAGCATTACCAGGAGATACATTTAATACAAATATGACAGCGTTTGCCCGTATGGCAACACCAATATTCCCAATTATGGATAACATATATATGGACACGCATTTTTTTGCTGTCCCTGTAAGATTAATTTGGGATAACTGGAAGAAATTTAATGGTGAGCAAATAGATCCCGGAGATTCAATCGATTACACAGTTCCAACAATGACTGCACCGGGTGCAGGTTATAGTAATCAGTCATTACATGATTATTTTGGTATACCAACAGCTGTTGGTAATTTAGAACATAATTCGCTTTGGCATAGAGCTTATAATTTGATTTATAACGAATGGTTTCGAGACCAAAATTTACAAGATTCAGTACATGTAGATAAAGGTGACGGACCAGACACATATACAAATTATGAGTTATTAAAAAGAGGCAAAAGACATGATTATTTTACGTCATGTTTGCCATGGCCACAGAAAGGTGATGCAGTTAATTTACCATTAGGTGTGTCTGCACCAATTGCAACTGACATAGCAACTGGTAGTGATATTGGTATATATAATACAAATGTTGGTGCAACAACCAAATTAAATGCGGGGACAACTTATGTTGTTACTACTCCTACTACTAATGTACCAGGCGGTATTTATGCTGATTTGACTGATGCTACTGCAGCAACAATTAATCAATTAAGAGAAGCATTTCAAATTCAGAAATTATTAGAGAGAGACGCACGTGGTGGAACAAGATATACAGAAATTGTTAAATCGCATTTCGGAGTTACAAGTCCAGATGCAAGATTGCAAAGACCAGAATACCTTGGCGGCGGTAGCACGCCAATCAATGTTACACCGATTGAACAAACTAGTTCAACGGACGCAACAAGCCCGCAGGGTAATTTAGCGGCAATGGCAACGGCTTCGCTTACAAACCATGGTTTTACGAAGTCATTTACAGAACATTGTGTTATTTTAGGTTTAGTTTCAGTAAGAGCAGATTTAACATATCAACAAGGACTTAACCGGTGTTTTAGCCGTCAGACAAGATATGATTTTTACTGGCCAGCATTGTCGCATATTGGCGAACAAGCGGTGCTCAATAAAGAGATTTATGCACAAGGTACGAGTGCTGATGATGACATTTTTGGGTACGCCGAGAGGTATGCCGAGTACAGATATAAGCCGTCAATGATTACGGGTAAATTCCGTAGTAATGACGCTCAGTCGT